TAGGTCGCTAAATATGGCACTAATAGTAGGTGATTTTCTACAATCAATGGTTTTAGAGTGTGGGGATAATCCACCTAACCCGGTAATTTCCTTAGACTGGCTTCAATCAAGGTATGAATCTGTTCTGAGCCGAGCGCCATTCAATTTCCTCATTACTGAGGCAACCTTCAACACCGTAGCGGAGATTACTGCGGGAACAGTTACTGTCACACTTAATTCTGCCACTGTAACTGAAACTACCAGCAATGCCAATGGCTGGTCATCTTCTGTCGCCAACAGATATTTCCGTGCAACCAGCGATACCGAGTTCTACCTGATTTCCAGTTTCACTGATGCCAACCCGGATACTTTAACCTTAAATCGAAATTACGAAGAGGCTACCACAACCAGTAAGGGCTATCGAATCTTTCAGCGGTTCTACTCTCTCGCCTCTGATGTGCGAACAGTCATTAGTATGGTGCGAATTGATAGTCCCGTACCAATGATTGAATCGAGCCAAGCAGAACTCGATTATGCCTATCCCCATCGTCCTTCATTGGGAAACCCTGGTGTGTGGGCACCAGCGGGAACAGATTCCAGCGACAACTTACAGGTAGAACTCTACCCCATCCCTGATGAAGCGAAAGGGATTCTGTATAGATATTTCCAAGAGACACCCTCTTTGATTGATGCCGATGTAAATCTCATTCCCCAAGTTCCTTTCGGATTACTGAAGTCTGGATGGATGTCGGACTACTGGAGTTGGAGGGCAGCTTTCGACAATGCTCCTGCTGGTGTTATTGGACTATCACAGAAGTTTGAAGTAGAGTTTGAAAAGAGATTGGCAGAACTTGTACTGCGAGAAGCTGCCAATATCCCGCCAGTAAAGCTGCGTCTCTCCGACCGGCTTATCCGCCATCGAGTGCGGCGAGTCAATAAGTTCAGTCGGCGGGTTGTGTTAGAGAGTCAGGATACCTGATTGGCCTTTTCAGTCGCCAATAGCACGAGCTACGTCACTGATACATTGAAGCTCCCCTCTTCCACCTTCGCAGCGGCTACCGAACTCAGAATGGCGAATCTGATTCAAACCGAAATCACTTCTTTCCACCGTTGGCATTGGTCAATTACTGGAGGTGTAGATATTGCAGTCACTCTTGCCTCTGGACAAGATTATTCCATGAATTCAGCCGATCAAAATTCCGTGTTAGCAATTACGGAAGCTAATCTTTTAAGCGGTTCAACCGAAGAACCTAACCTGATGGTTTGGTCTGATCCGATATTACCCAAGAGATTATCTGGTGCTGCTACTGGCCAACCATTGGGCGTCTCTCTTATCTCTCCCACTCAGATAAGATTGTGGCCTGCGCCAGATGCTACCTACACCTTTCAATGGCAGTATTACGCCCGACCTGTGATATTCACGGTCAACACTAACAACTGGGACATTCCAGAAGCCTTCACTGATGTAGTGAAAGTGGGAATGCTGTGGCAAGGAGGAGAATTTCAGGATGACGTTCGTACTCCCGAATGGAAGAAGGATTTCTTTTCTCTATTAGCTAATCACAAAAGAATTGAACAAATGACGGTTGGACGCAGGAGAAATTAAAAGTGGCATTTGCAAATACAGACTCAATAACTTCTACCGATATGAATAACCTCCTACGAGGTTTAATCAGAGACAATACCAGCAATGCTCATACTGGTAGCACGGCTGAAACAGCACTGGCAAGTACCTCAATAACTGGCGGAACCATGGGAGCAACTGGAGGCATACTAATCTTTGCTTGTGGAATAATCTCTGGTACGGCTGGAACAAAAACTATAGATTTACAGTTTGGCAGTTCAACTATCGAGACTATTACACATGCAGCCGGAACAACTTCTGACTGGTGCTTTCTTGCATTAGGTGTCAATACAGCAACTAATGCTCAAAGATGGTTCATGATAAGGACTGTAAACGACTTAATAACTACCTCATTCAATACCGATACAACCTCTATTGATACAACTGCCAACGTAACAGTAAGAGTTACCGTTACTCTTGGGAATGCCGGAGATACCGTTACTCAACTTATGTGGGATGTGTTCCAGGTTCAAATCACATAAACATGGGAATTCGAAACCAACAAAAGATTTCATCGCTGGGAATAGTTCCGGGCATTTCCTTGATTTTGAATCCGTTTGCTCAACAGGTTGGTAGTGCAAGAATCTTGCGTAACTTTATACCAGAGAGAGGTCGCTTAGCACGTAAGTCGTTCAGTGCCGACTTTGTATCATCTCCCAATGCTAACAGCGTACAGCACATTGTAAACTTTCGTTATACTCGCTCTAACGCGCCAGAAAATGAATTGATAATTTTCAAGTCCAATGGCAGGGTTTATAAGCGCATTCCTAGTGCCGAGCAAGAGATATTTCCTGGTGTCACTTCATTCGCCGTTCTCAATCAGAAACCTTTCGTGGGACAGCTTGGTAACAGGTTGTTCTGGCATGATGGTAGTGCTGGCTACGTCTATGACGGCAGAGACGTGCAAGCATGGGGAATGTCCAGAGAAACCTCCGCACCAGCTACCAGCACTACTGGGACCGGCCTGACTGCATCTACCGGCCTGAAGGCAGATATTACTTGGGTGGTGCTAGATGAAGCTGGTAATCGAGTACACGAATCTAGCCGCAGCGACGTTTCTTCTTTCCTGGTGCTCTCTAACCAGAACATGCAGATTGATAAGTCTGGATTGACTGATGATCCTAGAGCTACTCACTGGTCAGGCTATGTCAGCGAATTAGACGGCAGTGAAATATCGCGCCGCACCAACACCACCATTATACAAACCGATACTTTTATCGTGACGGCGTTACCAGCAGCCCTTAATCCCAAAGCACCGATTCGCAATGACCCGCCGCCCAATTCAACTGTGGGGGAAGTAACCAAAAACCGTATCTTCTTACGCGATGATCAAAGTCCTGAGCAATTCTGGTTCTCGGCCCTGGGGGAAGTAAAGGGATTGAACAATGGCGCACCGGACGAGTCCTTTCCTGGCAAAGACAGTTCATCCCTTTCGGACTTGAGCAACAATGATTTCATTCCCGACAGGGAGATTTCCGCCATCAAAGAACATAACAACATCGTGTTTTTGTTTTCTGAGCGCCGGGGATTCGGACTGACGGGTGAACTTTCGTTACTGGATGACCGCGCTCCTAGAGACATGACCAAGTTGGAGGTATTTACTGAAGGATGTGCGGGTGCTGATGCGATTGAGTCCACTCCGTTTGGTTTGGCCTGGTTTACGCCTGGTAGAAAACTCTGGTTATGGGCCGGTGGACAGGAATTACTAGACATTGGAGAACCAATCCAAACCTTGCTGGGAACTATTCCTGCTGGAAGTCTTGCTGATGTGTATATGAACTGGTGGGAAGGGAATGGAAGACAGTGGCTGGTAATTGCCCTAAATAGCAGAGACGGAGAATCGCCGGATGATTCCACTACCTTAGCTCAGAGAGTTCTTATTTATGACTTCTCGCTTCCTTCACCTCGACCAGACAGAGCTCAACCTGACCCTGGCAGTTGGCTTGAATGGACCGACATCACCGCTACTTGTGTGGGAAACTTTATCGCAAATGACGGGCAGGAATTTCTGCTAATCGGCGATTCGTCGGGCAATGTCAAACAAGCAGATACGATTGTGTCTCCATGTCATTTGAATCGCTCCATGATACTAGGCGAATGCTATTTGGGCAGTACAGTTCAGAACAATCCTGCCGCGAATATGAGGACTTCTTTGCTACTTCCTTCCTCCGACCAGTGGAGTATAGGGCACTATTTACAGCTAGTGACTGGTGACCAGAACGATCCTGGCGCACCTTCGCTGGGCGCACTAACCGAACCTACCATCAGTAGTTGGATAGACCCGACTTCTGTTGATAGTCCCGGTACAGCTATTACCTTGACGCTAGATACTGCTTTGAGCAGTGGAGACAGGCGAGCGTGGTTGCAACCCGAAAGCAGCGGAAACACCTCAACTGCTGGAGCATTCGCCAAACAGTTTCTTTTTGAAGCGGCTTACAGTGCTGGAGTGGATGATACCGGCAATGCCGACAATCGTGAAACCAATCGGATCAATACTATCTACAAAATGGGATTCACCTGGAGTCCGAAGCCGGAACTAGCACTGTGAAGCGCGGTAAACCTATTCCTGTAGATTTATGGAAGTATTTTTATTGCCCCGATTGCGGCAAGTTGTTGGAGCCAAAAAAGACAAGATTTACCTGCAAGATTCATGGTTCCTGGCAAATAGCTTTTGAAACCGATGAACATCGAAAAACGACCAATCTAAGAGTTGCTAAGGTTAAATAATGCCTCCCCGAATTTCTGTTGATGTAGAAGAACTATCTCGCCTCGGTACTCGAAAGATGCAGGACTCGCTTTCCTTGGCACCAGCCAAACCGGAAACTCCGCTTAATGTTACAGTCTTGGGACTAAAGTTCGGATTCAGAATTCAATGGTCAAAATCAGATGGGGCAAGTGGATACAATATTGCCATTATGACTGATAATAATCTGGATGCTCCCAAGCTAATATTGTCTACTGCTGGGGAAGAATCGATGGACTTTACTTGGTTTGTTGGCGATGTCGCTTCTACCAGACAATTCAGCGTCCAGGCTTATACTGATTACTCTGGTGGACGAGTCATATCTGAATACAGCGTACCAGCGGAAGCTATCAGCAAGGTTGATGGAGGGGCCAGCGATTCAGAGCCCACCGATCCGCCCTCTTCGCCTGATCCTGGCGACCTACCTGAAAAGCCGGGTGGGCCTATTTAGTGGTTTCTTTTCGTCTAATCAAACCAGACGAAGTAGAAGAAGCGAAACGACTGTTTAGCGAGAAATATCCCTGGGCGGCGCTGCCGAATTGGAAGTCAACCTTTGTCAGAGTGCAAGATGGTAAGTTGACAGGACTGGTGGATATTCAACAGAGAATCACGGTCGGGAACTTGGTTGCCTTTGACGATTCGGTTTTGACTACCATCGGACTAATAGAAAGAGTTGACCAATCACTTCAACAATTCCAGGAATATGAGTTCATCGTATCGGACAAAAGTGAGAAGTTTCAAAAGTTTCTTCTGGAACACTACGGATTAGAAGGAGAAGTTGAAGTTCCTCATAAATTATACCGAGTCACAAGAGAAGTAGAACCTGTGACCAAGAAAGAGTGATTTATGCCAACACTAAATAACAGACGAGCGTTTCAGCCGAATGTCGGGATGTTTGGTGCTCCTAATCGAGGTGCAACTGCTTTTCCATTTCCTGGCCAAGATATCATGAGACCACAACCAGGGGGTGGAGTCATTTCTCCTCTGGCACAAAATATTCCAACCAGGGCTGGTGCTGGGCCTTCAACTCCACAAGCTCAGGCACAATTTTGCCCAACTTGCGGACAGTTTGTAGCTCCACAAATACAACAGCAAAGACCGTCAATTCAACAAGTATCTCAATCTACCGAAGGTCGTGGTAGTCCTTCGTTCGGTGGATTCCGTGGATTCGGAGAATAATAATTATGCGGCTAAGTGACGAATACATAGCTGGCTTCTTCGATGGTGAGGGAAGTATCTATATTTCAAATTTAACGCTTGGGTATTCTCTTAGGGTACAAATCGGACAAAACGATATAAGGCCATTGAAATGTATTCAACGAAAATTTGGCGGTGGAATATACAGCAATGGAAAAAAGAGTAAGGGATATACTTTGACGTTATGCGGTAATTCAACAATTCCTTTATTGAAGGCGATAAAACCATTCGTATTAGTTAAGCGCAAGCAAGTCTTCTTGGCATTAAGACATCTCAAAACTCTACGTCCCCATCCTGGCTGGAAGGGAAAGCCCTTAACAAGATATGAAAAGAAGGCACGGCTTGAATGTCGCAAGAAAATGCGATTGCTTAACGGGAGGTAGTCATTCCAAAAAGTAAAAAGAAAAAGGAATCAGCTAAGTTAGAACTTGAACAGCAGAGATTAGCTAACCAGGCTCTACAAGATGATCTAAAACTCCGTATGCAGGTATTCAAATCAATCGAGCCATTTGCCAAAGCACTTCTTTCGCTTGGGCTAGACCCGGCCAGCATTCTATCGAGTCCATTGGGAGTTTCCCTATTAGCCCCAGGTAGAACAGCTATCGGACAGGAGTTTGAAGCTGCCAGATCGCAGTTGGTTGACTTCTTAGGAAGTCGTGGTCTCAGCACCCAGTCAGGCGTCGGCGTCGGGCCGCTGGCAAACCTGTTTGGCGAAGAAGCTCAACAGCAATCAGCGTTGGTGCAGGGATTGCCCCTCCAGGCATTACAGTTGGGTATGCAAGGTGCTAATATATTGCAAGGTCAGCAAGCTATTTTTAATCCTCAAATCACTGGTGGAATAGCCTCACAATCTGCTCAAAATGTACTGTTTGCTCCTGAAGGGCCAGGCGTGCAAATTGCTGGTGCGCTTGCGGGTGGTGCCGGAGCCGCACTATCAGGATTTGGTCAGCCCAGACCTCAGCCACAAGGGGGTTAGATTGCCACAATTTTTTACGAGATCAACCTTTGGTCAACCGCAACCGCAGGTAGCCCAGTTGCCGTTCTCTCAATTCGGCGGCCAACGTCCAATTCTCCCTACCGATACTACAGGTGGACTGCCATTCCCCGATGCGGGCCAGCCGCAACCAGCACCAACTCCGCTTTCTCCCTTTCGCCCGACTGGACTCTCAGAGGATGAGTTAAATGCCTTATTAGGAAGACCCGTATTTGGTGAAGAGCTTGGTTCATCATTCTTAGGAGGAAAACTCTCCCCCACCAACATTGAACAACGCATAGCGCAAGTGCGACAGCAGTTTGGAGATGTAATAGCACAGCGGCAGACCCAAACTGTTTCCAGTTTACCTACTGGCGACATTCCATTTGAAGGTGGTGGAGGGTTTGACAAGTTCAATCCGGTTATGGCTGGCGGACTTCCCTTTCCTGGTGTTGGTGGTGGACTTCCACTTAGCAATGTCAACTTGGCACAACCTCCAAATCTTTCAACTCTCCCAAATCAAAATAAACTCGGTGGTTTCTTGGGAGGTTTCTAAATGCCTCAACTCTTTAAACGCCAGCCGCTTAGTAGAGAAGTAACTGGTCTGGTAGGGCCTGAGCAAGCACCGCCAGTTGATACGGGACAATTTGGTGTGCCTGGTTTACAAACGCAAGGAATCCCCCAACCACCACCGCCCGAATTACAGACCCAAACCATTCAGATACAAGGCCCGAATAGGGGAATCAATCTTATAGGAGACTTTCTGACCGGGTTTGGTGGTGGGCCACAGGCAGCACTTCAGCAACAAGCGCAACGAGAAACCAAAACAGAAAGATTGTTTCAAGCCCAGGAGCGACCAATAGACCTTCAAACACAGTTGTTACAACAGCAGAGACAGTTTGGACTTCAGCAACAGAGCCTACAGCTATCCCAACAGCGCGAAGAACGAGCAGCAGAAGATGAAAACATAAACCGGTTACTCAGTAGTATTTCGATTGATGTGAACCGAGATACCGGCGAAGTAACGATTACTGATAAGCTAGCTGTTTTGCGGGGATTACCTGGATCTGTACGCACTCTACGAAAAAAGAGAGAGATTGATTCCAACATTGCTTCCTTGTTGCCGCCCAATGCCACCAAAGAAGATATAAATACTGTCAACATAGCATTCAAGTTTGGTGGAGAAAAACAAGGACTGCGGGAGTTGCTGAAAGTCAGGAAAGATATTGCTGGCCAGGAAATGGAAAAGCAGTTGCACCTCGATTAGGAGCACCAAACATCCCGACATTCGGCTGAAACGCTCGTCTGTTATT